ATGGAGATTGCGAGTAATGAGTTACCGCGAACAGGAAGAGGAACAAACGCTAGATGAGTTTCTGCGGCGTGAAAACGCTAATGATGTCATAGACGATGCGACACGTTTACAGAGTCTGAGCAATGGAGATATAACATTTGACCAAGCTCTCATGGCACTACTTGTATCTGAGTTACGTGACTTTAAGCTGACATTTGATCTTCCAATCGAATGAGCGTAGCACCGTGGTCATTCAGTAAGATCAAGGCATTCCAACAATGCCCCAAGCAGTTCTACCATGAGAAGGTGCTCAAGCAGTACCCGTTCAAGGAGACTGAGGCCACGTTGTATGGAACAGCTTTTCACGAAGCTGCGGAGACTTACGTACGTGATGGTGGTGAATTAGACCCTAGGTTTAGTTATGCAAAGAATACACTTGACGCGCTGAACGCCAAGAAAGGTGAGAAGCTGTGTGAGATTAAGATGGGTCTGACTAAGGACTTAGAGCCATGCGGTTTCTTTGCTAAGGATGTGTGGTTCAGAGGCATTGCAGATCTTGTGATACTGGATCGTGAGGACAAGTTAGCGTGGGTTATTGATTACAAGACAGGTAAGTCCGCAAGATATGCAGACAAAGGCCAGCTAGAATTGATGACCTTAGCTATGTTTAAGCACTACCCCGAAGTGGAGACTGTTCGGGCAGGCTTATTGTTCGTGGTAAGTAGTGACCTTATAAAGGAAACTTTTACACGACAAGAAGAAAGTAATTTATGGGTTAAATGGCTAGCTAGGTATGGGGATATGCAATCATCGTTTGATGCTGACGTATGGAACCCAAGCCCTAGTGGATTGTGCAAACGGCACTGTCCTGTCACGGAATGCCCACACAATGGAAGGGACTGATGCCGTACAAGAATCCAAAAGATCGTAAGAAACAAAAGAATCCACCTGTGGGTAGCAGGGCGCATGAAGCACGTATGGAAAGACAACGTGCACGTCGAGCTATGGACAGAACGAGCCGCGATGCCAACGGAGATGGTAGAGCAGACAAACGTGAAGGCAAAGACGTAAGTCACAATAAGCCGTTAAGCCGTGGTGGTTCAAACAAAGACGGCGTGCGTGTAGAAAGTAAAAGCGCCAACCGTAGTCGTAATGGTAAGAAGCCCTTGAAGAAAGCATCTGCCCGACCACGGCGTAGGCAGTGAGCGAGGAAGTCAAAGGTATTTTAGCTGGAGTTGGTGTCGCTGCTGGTATATATCTCGTAGCGTTTGTTTTGTATTTATTGGCTTAGGTCAGGGGGTCTCCTTTCTCCCAGTTAGCACGTTCCCGTCCGTGTGACCGAAGACGGGACTTTTTCTAGTGGGGGCATATGAGTCGGGTGAGTGGTGGCATCCGACTCTCTCCCAAGGCATGGACAAGCCTTGTTAAAGAAAGGGTGGAATGAAGCACGCCCCCCCACGCATCGTCCGAGAATGCGATGAGTTGAAGGCGTCAATTTCACCAACCACCACACTTTTTATTGGAAGGGATATGGATTCAATTAAAACAGAGATGCACATACGAGAGCTAAATCTCAATAGTCGCACACAAAACTGCTTGCGCGGTGCAGGCATTTTATACGTGAAAGACTTAGTTGAGTGGACTGTAAAAGAGATATACGCAATAGATGGACTCGGCATCGATTCTTTCTTTGAACTCTTGAACGCCTTAGCCAGACACCATCTTGTTTTGTTTAAGTCGGAATCACAGTAGTGAGAGTCATAGACAACAAAGCCTTATTACTCAGGCTCCGCAATCAAGAGAAAGTCACGCAGGTCATACCAAAAAGTAAAGCACTACCTGATAACAAGGTAGTGGTTAATTGGGGTATTGATGAAACGCATGTACTAAAGAATCTTGGTATCAAGGCACCGTCGCCTATCGAAGGTAAGTACCAGTGGACGGGTAAGCACAAACCGTTTGCCCACCAAAAGACCACTTCATCTTTTCTCACGCTCAACAAGAGAGCCTTTTGTTTTAACGAACAGGGCACTGGCAAGACAGCCAGTGCGATATGGGCAGCAGACTTTTTAATGAACCAAGGTAAGATCAATCGGGTGCTTATCGTCTGCCCGTTGTCGATCATGGATTCTGCATGGAAAGAAGATTTGTTTACCTTTGCGATGCACCGTACCGTCGATATTGCCTACGGTTCTGCTAAGAAACGTGAAGAAATAGTTGGTGGAGATGCCAAGTTTGTCATAATCAATTATGACGGAGTGGAGATTGTGGCGGACGCTGTAGCAGACGGTGGGTTCGATCTGATAATTGTCGATGAGGCAACTCATTATAAGAACGCACAGACGAAGCGGTGGAAGACACTGAACAGGTTACTTGGCTCCGACAAATGGCTTTGGATGTTGACAGGTACACCAGCCGCCCAGAGTCCTGTCGATGCCTATGGCCTAGCAAAACTTGTTAATCCCAAATCTGTGCCTCGGTTTTTTGGGTCGTTCAGAGATATGGTCATGTACAAGGTGACTAACTTTAAGTGGATACCCAAGCCCGACGCTACTGAAACTGTCTTCAAAGCATTGCAACCCGCGATTCGATTTACAAAAGAAGAATGCCTCGACCTGCCTGAGATCGTATATACCAAACGAGAGGTTGAGTTGACTCGGCAGCAGCAGAAATACTACAAAGAACTGAAAGACAAAATGATTATGCAGGCGGCTGGTGAGGAGATTACCACCAATACCGCAGCCGTAAACATGAACAAGCTCCTGCAAATAAGTTCTGGTGCGGTCTATACAGATGGCGGCGAGACATTGGAGTTCGACATCAAGCACCGATACAAAGTGTTGCGTGAGGTTATAGATGAGTCGAGTAAGAAAGTGCTGGTGTTCGTTCCGTTCAAACACACGATTAAGCTGCTTGCCGATAAGCTACGTAAAGACGGTATCACTACTGAAGTAATTAGCGGTGCTGTTTCTGCTTCGCAACGCACTGATATATTCAAAGCATTCCAAACCTCGGATGCCCCCAGAGTCTTAGTGATTCAACCCCAAGCCGCAGCGCATGGAGTTACACTGACCGCTGCAAATACTGTGGTATGGTGGGGGCCAACAAGCTCAGTCGAAACGTATGCACAGGCCAATGCGCGTGTGCACAGAGCGGGGCAAGATCACAAGTGCACAGTTGTGCAGTTGCAGGGATCGCACATCGAAAAGCGTGTTTACTCATTACTAGATAATAAGATAGATACGCACACAAAAATTATTGATTTATACAAAGAAATACTTGCATAAGTCATAGCCTACCACTACCATGCAGTCCTCACCATCGTACACAACACGAGGATGTATATGGATTCGGATTGTAGCGGCACTGATCTACCTGTAGATAAGCTGACCTCCGTATTTTTTAGTCTCAAAGCTAAACGCGATGCGTTAAAGAGAGAGTTTGAAGAAACGGACGGTGTGCTAGAGCGGAAACAAAACAAGATAAAAACAGTCTTGCTTGACCACTTGAAGTCCACAGGACAGAAGAGTGGTAAGACTGACTTCGGTACTTTCTATCGCACAGTAAAGCAACGCTATTGGACTAACGATTGGGAGTCCATGCACAAGTTCGTGTTGGAAGAACAAGTCCCTGAGTTTTTTGAGAAGCGCCTACATCAGGGTGCTATCAAGCAATTCCTTGAAGACAATCCAGATAAGTTACCGAAGGGACTAAACGTAGATTCGGAGTATGTCCTGACCATGAGGAAAGCTAAATGAACACTCTTGTGCCGATTGAAGACGTAGCTAGACACTTCAGTGTCAGTCTATCCACAGTCAGAAAGTGGATACGTGACGGTGTAATACCAGACAACATGTATGTGAAGGTAGGGCACACCCAGAGATTTGCTCTTGAGCGTGTGGCTGATGCACTAATGCGTTACGACGAAAAGAAAAAACCAGAAAGTTTAGACCTTGACGATGATGTTTGATGCGTCGAATAAGTATTCAAGGGGCCAAGTTTTCGGGGTTCCTACATCACGCCGAATCTAGCGATGAGGTAGATGTTGTTATTGTGAACGCTGGGCCTGTCTCACGTTCATACTTTGAGGGAGTCTTTGACCCACAGTTACGGCAAGCACCAACATGCTGGTCGGCTGATACACAAAGACCGGCACCCGAGGTGCCAGAAGAACAACGACAAAGTACGCGATGTATGGATTGTGTGCATAACATTCGGGGTTCTAGTTCGGGAGGTGGCAGAGCTTGTAGATTTCATCAGCGGCTAGCAGTCGTGGAGGAGCAAGACCTAAATACGGTCTATCAACTACAGGTTCCCGCCAGCAGTATATTTGGTAAGGAGGTAAACAATAGCTGTATGCCGTTGCAAGCCTACGCCAAATTTTTAAGTGGGCATGGCACACCGTCCATTGCGGTTGTCACTAGAATCAGTTTTGACGTAGGGAGTCCTTACCCAAAGCTGTTCTTCTACCCACGCAGACCGTTGGAAGAAGATGAGTTAGAGAAAGTGAGTTTGATGGTAGATCACGATGATGCGCTAGAGGCGATTAGTCAAACGACCACATCAGACACACTGTTCGATACGACGGAAGGGTTCGATATAAATAGCCAATCAGGAGACCAAAATGGCTGAAGAATATATGTACTACCAGATCGCTAACGTAGAAGCGATGTACCCAAAACTGGATACCACCTATAAGTTCGATAACCGAGCTAACGGTGGTAAGGGCGGCTCTGTGAAATGCAGTGCGTTGGACGATGGTGCTGAATACACCATATCGTTTTTGATGACTGAGCCAGAAGCAAAGACGCTGTACAAAGCAATGAAGACGGCTTACACCAAGAAGAAGGAGGACGGTTGGCCTGACAAGTTCCCACTACCATTCAAAAAGCAGGAAGATGGTAGGTACTTGGGGAAGGCCAAACTGAAGGGGGCGTATGGTACAGACAAGACCACGCCTCCACTGCAAGTTGACGCTAAGAATAATAAGTTACCAGAAGACTTTCAGTTGACTACCGGCAGCATCGTGAACCTTGCGTTTACTTTTGTGCCGTATAATCTGAGTGGTACTGGCGTTAGTCTACGTCTTAACGGCGTACAGGTGATTGAATATAAACCAATGCAATCACGTTCACCCTTTGGTGTTGTTGACGGTGGGTTCGTAGCAGAACCTGATAACCCGTTTAGTGACACCACTGCACCCGTTGTCGAGTTAGATGAAGACGATGACTCCGATGACATTTTTAATTCTGTTGAGGAAGAAGCTCCAGCTTCACAAGAACCGAAGAAGGTTGTCAAAAAGTCTGCCCCTGCACCCACAGACGACGATGACCTTAGTTCTGTGATTGAAGATTGGGACGACTGATCGCAACAGAATTTCCACTACGGCTAGGCTAGACCGAAAAGGGTGTATCGACACCTCTGCCGTAGTGTCTTTAGTCGAAGGAGTTCTAACATGTTAGAACTCTCATGGGTGCAATTATGGATACAAGAATTTTCTTGCGGAAGATTCTGCCTAGACAAGGAGTATACGTTCTCTGGTGCAATAACCCCGAACTCAATAGATACACACGAACACTGTCATTTGAGGATATAGACGAGTTAGCAGCGCAGGCGACGGAGTACGACAAGCAAGGTTGGGATGCTTATTTCGCATTAAGTACGTTCAAAGAAGAAGGTACTCGTAAGGCAGCAGATGCTTCTTATATCAAAGCTCTGTTCCTTGATATTGATGTTGGAGAGGACAAACCGCACACAAATAAAGCTCATGCCCTGCGTGAGTTAAAGCGGTTTTGCAGCGTGTTAGAGCTACCAAAGCCTATGTTGTTGGACTCTGGTGGCGGCATACATACCTATTGGAGTTTTACTGATAGCGTCAGCGTCACTGATTGGAAACCCGTTGCAGACAAATTTAAGGCACTGTGTGCGGAACATAAGTTT